GAAGCAACACCTTATTCAGTTCTTCAGTGATGTACAGATGCGTGTAGCGCATGTTTGTGATACTTTGGCTACTGTAGTTACTCTTGGTGCTGCTGATAATCCAGCAGTAGCAGATATTGTTAACGCCGATACTCTAAGCAGATTTAGCGGTCTACCTAACAAAGATGACATTGTTGCAATTGACCTTGGGCTTGGTAAGCTTGCATCTATTACAAGCCGAACTCTTCTTAGTTTTGGAGCTGGAGATTTTGTAGGTCGTCTAAGAAAAGACCCTGCGCTTCTTGGTAAGGCTGGGGACTATTTCCTTGACGCTGATGCAGGTTTGCTTCTCTTTTATAAGAGCGGCGGTGGTGGTGCCCCTGTCGATATTAACAATCGCGCACTTGCAGATACTGACACTATTTCTGTATTTGATTACAGCGCAGGAGCTTCAAATGACGAGCGCATGATGCACCTTATTGGTGATGCACGTCCTGGTGATTTTGTTACTTTTGATGCACACTCTAACTTTGCAGTAAGAAGCAATAGTGTCGACCTTGGTGGAGATGACACAGCTGATGCTGCAGCAGTATTAGCATTGTTGCAACAGCGCGAAGATTATACTGTAGGACGTGTTTATGAGTTGCAGAAGGAGCCTCGTGGTCTTCTTGAGCGTGTTAAGACTGGTTGGAGTGGAGCTGAGTTCGATGCATCCTCTAAGATGCCTGGTTCTGCTACCGAAGGTTTCTCAGATCTTATTACTCTTTCAGAGAACAAGATCGCTGATGAGATTGCTATCATCAACGTGAAAATGAAATAATCAAAAAGGATTTTAAACATGGAAATTAAGTTTAATGACGGAACTGAACTAATTCTCCCCAGTAACAAGAAGCATGCTGCTCGTTACATGGCGGATATGATTGCTAATCGTGGCTACCTCCCTGATTCGGAGGAGAGAGTTTCTTGGGAGAACGTTGCTAACGTTCTTTCACCTAAGAACCGAGACGCTATTTCTTCTTCAGAAATCACTCCACTTCTTCAGGAGTCAATGGAGATTCTCATTCGTGAGCCTGTAGAGCCGCGCATGGTAATTACTCCTCTCTTTACCCGCGTACAAGCTAAAGGTCTTAACACTCAGATCCTTGCTGGTGCTATGGGTGCTGTATATGCTGGTGACGTTCAAGAGTCTGGTACTTACCCTGAGGTAAACTTTCAGATGGGCGGTGCTGTTTCAACAGCATTCATCGGTAAGAGCGGTATTGCTGCTTCTTTCACCGACGAAGCACTTCGTTACAGCACATTCGACATCATGGCTAAGAACCTTGAGCTTATGGGCAATGCGCTGGTACGTCACAAAGAGCAAAAAGCTGTCGCTTTCCTCAAGCAGCTTGGTACTACTCTTTTCGACAACCTCAACCCTGCGCAGTCTATTTACGGTGTAACTACTGGTCGTGGTCTTGTTGCGAACAAGCTTGAGGGTAATGGTTCTTTGACTATGGAGAACCTAATGAGAGCTATGGCACACATGAGCGAAGAGGGTTTTACTCCTGATACGCTTCTTATGCACCCACTCTTCTATTACACTTTCGTTCAAGATCCAGTACTTCGTACAATGATGCTTGCTCATGGTGGTGGTTCAATGTTTAACCCTTACACTGGTGATCCAGGTCCTCGCGACCCTTATAGCAATGGCGCTATGGGTAGTCGTGGTCCTTCAACTGGTACTCGCGTTGTTAATCCTCGTGGTATTGGTACTAGTGGTGTAGGTTCTAACGGTACTGCTACTTCAGTACTTGAGCGCAGCCAGCAGATGACTTCTGCTCCACGCCTTCCAGGTTACTTCCCATTCAACTTCCAGATCATCGTTTCTCCTCTTTGTCCTTACGACCCTGAGTCGGAGACTGGCGATATCTTCCTTCTTTCAAGCGGAAACATCGGATTCCACCTTGTAGATGAGGATGCTACTACTGTTGAGTGGCGTGACGAGACTACTGAGACTGTCAAAGTTAAGATCCGTGAGCGCTATGGTTTTGCTGTAGCTCATGAAGGTCAAGGCGTTGGTGTTTTCAAAAACATCAAGTGTGCTGAGAACCGTTGGGACGGTAGTATTGATGCTAGACCTGCTGATATTCAAGATATTGACGAAGCAGAAGTTAAGGGTAATCTTTAATATTAACCCAAACTGAAGCTAGCTAGAAATAGCTAACAGCTAACTTTAAGTTGGCAAAAAGCCAAAAAGTTCTTATATATAAAGGGCAGGTCTCCAAAAGAGGCTTAGCCCTTTATTATTTTTAGGAGCAAAAATGGCACATTTTAATGAAGACAAAACTAACCTAGAAATTCTTTTAGATGAAAAGATGAAAAACGAGGGTTTTGTATTATATGATGAAAATCTAGAAATAGACGAAGAAGACTTTATCGAAATTAAAATAGAAGAGTCAAAGGAGGTTCCAGGTGGCAATAAGCTTTTTACCAAACAAGAGTTACCCCCAAAATTTGGAAGATGGATTTCCAGTAGGCCAAAGCTTTTATTTAGCCTTTTCAAACAGCGTAGATTTAAAGCTATTAAAAAAGAGTTGCGTGCTGTTCGGGAAAGACTTCGATACGAGTTCGGGCCCGAATAATGCCTTAGCAGTAGATTTGTCTACTGGAGAAAACCCGTTTTTTTTAAAGTCGCCTGGAATGAATGGTTTTATTGAATGTGACTTCGAAGAGTACCACATAGATGATTTTGACGATGAGTCCCCTAGCGCTACACAGTGGCAAACTACAAGAGTTGCAGATAGAAAAACTATTGTGCAGGTAACGCCAAAAATTGCTCTTGGAGAAAACAGGGAGTATAAACTTTACTTATTAGGAAAAACTTCAGAAACAATAATTGAAGGAATCCCAGGGTACGTAGATATATTAGCAAAGAACAACACGCTTTCAGAAAGAACAGTGTTTGATGCTAAAGACTTCAATGGGAATTTTGAAGAAAGAGTTTCTACTAAAGGTTCGTACGAAACAAAAACGAATGAAGTTTTTGCAAGCTTAAACATAAAGATAGTTGCAGCAGGACAAGGAGCAAAAGCTAAATTCATTTGGTGGTTTTCTGATGAAACAGAACCAATGCCTGCAAACCCAGAATACAAAAAAAGAATTAGTAGCTGTGCTGAAAGATGGCGAAGTAAAGATCGTGGAGTAATGTTAAGATTTCGTGACGCGCAGTACGATCTTAACGAAATGTTTAGAGTAGAGTGTTTTGGGGTTTCTGAGCTAGAAAAAAGTTACTTAATTACTTTTAAAACATCTACTGATTCTGTTTACGAATACCCAGAGCAAGTTTCAAGTAGCCCAATTGGGCTTGGGGGAAACATAGTTTCTGGAATGAATGGTTTGCTTGAAACTGAAAAGCTAGAAGTTTTAAAAATAGAACCTGCAAACAATTCTATAAATAATAAATTAAATTTAAAAAATATAATAATACATTTTAATAAAAATATAGATTCAAACTCTGTTACGCAAAATAATATTAGAGTAAAAGTCTATCCTGTTAGCGGAAGCTTTGATTCGGCAAATGGGGAGATGGAAAGAGATTACGAACTTTATAAAATAGTTAATGTTGTAGATAATAAGATTTACCTAGAACTATAAAAGGAAAAGATTATGATTCTTAAAACTAAGGCAAAACCGAATACTGAACTTTATCAAATAAACCAAACGTATAAAATGAAAATTGTATTAGAAAGCAATGAGGGAGGGTATGAGCCTGAAAGTTTAGTATTGCTAGTTACTAGCCCAAGCGGAATACAATCAAATCCTGCGGTCATAAAAGCAGATGTGGGTTTTTATTACGCAGAAGTGCTTTTAAACGAAATGAAAAGATGGGAATTTTCGTGGAAATCAACTCTCGATGGAATCGAAAAAAACTTAAATTATAGTGTTAATGTTGGTAATTACAGTCAAGTTAATAAGCTTGACGCTGGATTAAATTTTAATCAATTAGTAGTAGTAGAAATAGATTCTAGTATTGAAGATGCGACAAATAAACTTTCGTTAGAAAAAGATTTAGTATTTAGTTTTTCTACTGAATATAACCCATTTTATTGTTCTGTTGAAATGTTGCGAATGGAAATGGGCGAATGGGCAAATTTAGTTCCAAATGACACGATGGCATTAGCAATACATTGGTCTTCACTAGAAGCGAATAGTATTACTTCTAGTGGTTCTGTTAGTGAAGAATACTTTTATGCCCGCAGTAGATTTGTAATGTATGACGCATCTATAAAACTATTTTCCATGCCTTTTGGTGCTGAAGGGAAATCTGGTCAAAGCAAACAACTAGGAGATTTGATAATACAGAATGGGAATTCTTTAGATTATCCAATTAAAGATTTAATCCAAGAGTTAAAAGAAGAAAGAGATGAGTGGTGGCGAGTAGTAAACGCTAGAGGCAAGATTGTAACTGGTCAAGGCCTAGGTCCTAGTAGCGCTACCAAGGGCGGCATGAATGGAACTAAAAGGTCAAGGGAGTGGCACGATCCCTGGAGCGAATATTATTTGCAGCCTACTCAAAATTCTCAATATAAACGTAAAGGTCAAAAAAAACACAAGCACGGATTTACCGGATGGAACGAATATTATTTTACTTCAGTAAAGAAGGGCCTGCGTAATAAATGATAAAAAAAGAAATAGATTTACGTAAAGGGTTTGATAGTTTAATTTTAGGTAAAAATAATAACGTCTCTCATAGCTATAAGGTGTTAATAAGAAAAGCTAGACAAGACAGTAATACGGGGGAGTATATAAAATGCAAATGCGTTTCAGATTTAACAGACGAGCCAGACCAGGAAAATGAATGCAGGTTCTGCTTAGGGGAAGGTTACATTTGGGACGAAAAATTTATAAAATGCTACTCATCTTTAATAGGTGCCGATGGTGGTAAAGCAAACAGAAACAAGCGTATTATCCCAGGAGAGATGAGGACTGATTATAAAGTATTTTATATAAGATACGATGAAAATATTTCGTATTATGACAAAATAATTGAATTGAGTCTTGATTTGGAAGGAAACGTAATAATACCATACAAAAGGCAATTTATTTACCGCCCAGAAACAATACAGAAGTACAGATCTGATAACGGTAGGTTAGAATATATTGCTGTTTATTGTAGAGAAGAGCCTTCTATAAGGAAAAATAAATAATGAGCAATATTTCACAAGGAGTTACAGTAAAAGTATTAGATAATGACGGTAATTTAACTAACTTGGTAAAAGTTCCAGATTTAATTATCCAAAACCCGTATAATGTAAATATAGACTCGGTGTTTCTTCCAAACACAAAACCTCTTACTTTGGATAGTTTTTTTTCTATAGCCAAAAAATTAATGCTAGACGCTCAGCAAAGAGAGAAAATTAACGAAGACTCTATTGTAGAGTTGACAGAAGAATACCCTCCAGAGTCTTTAAGTAGTTTTGGCAATGAAATTATTACATTCAGGGTAATCGAAAGAAAACCTGGAATGATGAACAAAAAGGGCACTGGGCGTCCGCAAAGAAAAAGCACTCATGCTTACGAAGAGACAGACCCCTCTATGCCCAATAAAGTAGTTACAGTAGAGTCACGCCCTCTAGATCATGTAATTGAATTTAACTGCTGGGGGCTTTCTAATAAACTCGTAAACAAGAGAGCCTTATGGCTAGAAAAATTATTTATAAATTCTGCGTTTGCGTTTGAAATAAAAGGTGCTGAAAGGTTTTATTTTAAAGAAAGGTTAGCAGATAATTACATTACAGTTAATGGTCAAAGAATATTTAGTAGACCTCTAAGATTTTTTTTAAGATTTAGAGAATTTGATGCAAAAGCAGTAAGTATTATTAAACAAATCATGATAGATTCTGGGATTATACCCAACCAATAAAAATTAACTACAAAACATCTTCTACAGGAGATAAAGATGGCATATCAAAATTTGACATTAAGAAACATTGCAGGTGAAATTACTGCGCAGTTTAATGATGGCAGTTTCAGAAGTTTAACACCGCCAGATCCACGTTCTGGTGAAACCGCAGCATTTATCGGCACTGCTTCTAGTGGCGTAACTCACGAGTTCTTTGAGCACATTGATGTTGGCAGAACTTTTACTGAGTTTGGCGCTGATTCTGAAATTGCAAGAATGGTTCAATCTGCTAAAGCAAGCGACGACTCATTACCTGTTATTGTTAGTCGCATCGGAGCTCGAACAAGCTCTCTTACTATCAAAAAGATGGTAAGTACAGCTTCTAAAGAGCTAGAGACGGTTCTTAGAATTGTACCAAAGTTCATTCAAGAAAAAGATGTTGCTAGAGGTCGTGCAAAGACTTTAGAAGCATTAAAGATTGTACTTCTGCCTTACAGTGAGAACGGGTTGATTCGGCAACGCGTCATTATTGGTCTCGAAAGCCCATCCAATGTAGTTGTCCCTGTATATGATTCAGAGAGACTTCTTGTTGCTGACGGTGAAGCTATTTTTGATGTTGAGATGAACTTGCCATTAGGTGAGATTCTTTACACTGAGAAGGGTATCGCAACTGGCGCACGTAATGATGCACACTTAAACAGTGCTACAAGTGGTGTTGATGATTGGGATAGCGCGCCTCAATCAGACAGAGTAGGCTACTTAGCGACTCTTAATGATGTAGCCAACCTTGAGTGGGATAAAGCTAGTTCGCTTGCTTCATCTACTCTTCTTGCTGACACAAGATTCCTCGTTATTTATGGTACTGCTGCTGCTGCTGGTGCACTTTCAAGTGGACA